ATTTAGCACCTGAGTATTCTCTATAGTTATAACCTTCAAAACCACAAGGAAGTGCATCTATCGGAGCATCTTCGTCCATTTCCATCATAATGAATTTAGACTTCAATTCAAATTCACCATTTGCCGTACCTACTTTCTTAGCTACGTAACCATTTTCAGATGGGTCCATAGTACAGTTAGTGAATTTTTCAAGAACAACTGGATTTGCGTCTGTATCGTAGAAATCTCTTACAAGGATATCAAATGTATTATTTCCGAATGACATATTAGCCAAAGAAATCTTAACCAATTGGTTAGCCGCGTTACCGTCAGAAATTAAGATAAACTTAAATAATCTGTCTACTGTAGTACCACGAAGTTCAGATACAACATAAGGTGTAGATGGTGTTTGATATTGCTCCAAATACCAACCAATAGATGTGTTAGTACCAGCATCGTTTCTTGCTGATGGTAAAGAAATCAAATCACAATTCAATCCTCTGATGTAACCTTTTCTATATGACCATGTCAATAATGAGTATAAACCTTCTTCTAAGAACAAAGGTACTTCAGAACTTGGTTTAGCAAAATTACTCATACCAAATACTTTTGGAAGGTAATTTGTATCACTTACAGTGAATGATGTTTGGAATGAGAAGTTATCACCTGCTGATGTTACACCTGAAATTGCAAATGGTGCAAATGGGTTTTTCTGAACATTAGCATATGTTCCTGAACAATCCATGATAACGTCAGTCATACCGGTTACGGTATAAACAGGTCCACCGTCAGTATTTGAATTTAAACCACGTGAACGGAGTGTCGCTACGACAACATCATTATACTCCGTATATGCAGCTGCAATCCAGTTTAAAACGGTACCTGAAAGTGTACCAGTGAATTCTGTTGATGGACCCTCGATAAAGTCAGAACCCATAACAGCGTTAAATGAAATACCTTGATAGTCGTCACCTGATGTAGGTTCAAACGCTCCGTAATACCATACATCCATAGTGTCTGCAGTGTAAACCGCAGTAGATTCGATATTACCATCTGTATCTAAATATTGATTAACATTTGTGAAACCGTTACCAATAAATGTATTATAAGTAGCGTCTTCAATTACACCCCAAATACCTTGAGTAGTTGCTGATAATGTATTATCTTGGATAATGTCATAAATCATCTCCTTGATTTGGTCTTCCATTGTTGTTGTACTACCATTATATAATGTAATGGTATCAGTCACATACGTACTTAATGGTGCCGGAAACGCTGAAGTAATCTCAATAGAGGATGCGTTGTTCACTGAACCTGTGAATGTAATAGACCAGTCTGCTTGAGTTGTTGATGATAATGTCGTTGGGTTTAAATTAGCTTGAGTTGTGATAGACCACGATGGTCCTGCATCATAACCAGATAATCCTAAAACTCTCGTAACAAACAATTGGTTAGATTGTTGTAAATAAGCCTTTGCAATGTAAGCCGCTTCATACTTCGGAATCTGTGTGTTAACAAATTTTTGAGGAAGTGTACCCCCGAAGTACGCAGTAAATTCATCGTAGTTTGTGATGAAAATTGGTTCGAATGCCGGACCCGTTAAAGTTTCACCTACAATACCTAATGTTGTTACACCTACGCTTTGGGCTACAAAACTTAAATCTCTCTCCGATGTATAAACACCTGGGGAAACGAATACTTTGTTTGATGTTGCCATGTTTTTTTTTAGTTATTAATTTTATTTTAATGATAAATATTTAGAAAAATCGTAAAGAACATTTACTCTGGCAACATATTTATTATATGGTATGATTTTTTTCTGCCTTTTTTCTACCTTATTATGAAAGAGATTAAAAATTTAAAAATATCTGTTGAGGTTCATAACACCCTTAAAACCTATTGTGATAAAAGGGGTTTAAAGATGTATAAGTTTTTAGAAAATTTAATCCTTCAAAACTGTCAAGAAAAAAAAGATATATACGGTGAGTAATTAAATTAATGTTGCGGTTGTGAATAGTACCGCATCCTTTGAGTTGTCAATTTTTACAACCTCAACTCTTAGTCTATCATTTGTTGTAATTTGAATTAACGTAATATCATCCCCAATGTAGTTGTCATTTAAATAAACAGAATAACTGTCCACATTTTCTGTATCACCAACATTTAGGTCCGCAGTATAATTAAACAACTCGCTAATTGTTGTTACGGAGTTTAAAAATTGAATGTTTAATTCAAATTGATTACTCGGTGGCCAAATTTCAGCTTTTCTGGCTTTTGTTCGTGTACCAACTTCAAACATAGTTAAAGCTCTTGATATTGCAGGTGCAACTTCAAACTCTTCTTCATCAATTAAAAATCCCATCATAAGGAATTCATAATTTTGAATGTAGTATTTTCTCTTATCAACATCCATTACAGATTCATCTGAAACATTGTTTAATATAAGTGGCACGTAATGTCCTTTAATAAATGTATATGACTGACGAGAACTAAACTTTTGTAAAACAATTTTATTAAATTGATTTAATTCTCTCATCCTATTACAAACTATTTTTACATTATATGTAATATCAACAGGAACTGGTTGTGGTATTTTGTATATGTCCATACCCTTTCTTTGACCATCCCAAGTTGGAACTTTGGCGTAATAGAATTGTTTTCTATTTGGAATAGTATACTGAAGTGATGGTGTTGAACCGTATTTAACCTCTGGTTGTCTAACGGTTGTAATAAATGGTGGATTAGGATTACCATTTAAATCCTCAAATTTCCAAGTTTGAGTAAATTGAGCCCAGTTCTGTGTTGTAATAATCAAATCCACACTTGGTACTAACTGTCCATCAACGATAAGTTTGATATCGTCTTTAACGAAATCTAACATTCCTCTATCTAAATCAGCATGTAATACTGACTTAGGAAGATATGTTCCATCTTGATTGATATATTCAAGAAGTTGTTCTCTTCTTTCCCACCCTGTTTTAGGTGGAACTAGTTGTAGGGTTTTTTTAACTTTTTTAGGAAGTGCCATTATATACCGTTAAATTCATTTACTGATACAGGTGTTGCAGTATAAGTGAAATAAAATTTCTTATAACCCCCATAAGTGTGTTTATTATCGTAGTTAGGTTGAGCGGCGTTTACAACAGAATAATACTTAACCTCTGATTCGGTTATCCAATATCCAATATAATCACCCAAATTAATATTCATTTTTAATTCTTCTAATTCTTTTTCATAAACAGAAAAAACCAAATTACCTGGTTCGTTTTGTATAATTCTTGAATTACCAATAAAACTATTTGCGGATTCTTCAATTCTAACAAAAGCTCTAAATTCCACAGGAGCTTTAAACTGAACTCCGTTTGATGTTACCTCACCATACACATCATCTTTTATGGTGCGTTGTTGGTCCACCCCGTATAGAACCAATGTAAAGTTCATGTCTCCGTTGAGCCACTCTCTTCCCATTTCAATATCGAGGTCAAAGTCTTCTTCTGCGAAGAACTTGTTAAGACGCGTAATTGGTACTCTTTTAGCCATCCTTGATAAATATTAGAAAATTGATTATATTTTAGTATAACTTAGTGAATGGAACAAAATAATATTACGAATAACATCCCCGAGATTCGTGCCCAACGTATATTAGATACATACGAGGGTTATAATAATTATATCCTATCCATAAAGAAAAAGTCTGAGACTCAAAAGCATTTTAAGATGACAAGAGCTCAGGCAGATTATATTTTGGACTTTCATACCTATATTCCAAAAATTGCAAGAAAGTGGGTTCCACTTGACGGGTACTTTGCAAAAAGAATGATGGAAGACAAACTTTTAACAAAACAACCTGAACAAATTTACGTTGAGAAGATTTTAGTTGAAAAGGATAAATCCTATCACATATTTGGTAAATTATTTGAGTCTGAACAACTTCACGACTTTTGGTTACCTAAAGCCGCAATCGTACCTAATAGAACCAAAGAGGTAACCATAGATTACGAAAAGTATTCGAACCGACCACCACTTAGTCACCAAAAAGAAGCCATCGAAAAATTGGTGGGTAGTGATAAATTCATTTTGGCGGATGACATGGGTTTGGGTAAGACGACCTCAACCGTGATTGCCGCATTAGAAGTAAAAGCAAAAAGAGTTCTAATCATTTGTCCCGCATCGTTAAAGTTAAACTGGCAAAGGGAAATTCAAAACTATACGGACCGACCCACATCTGTAATCGAGGGTAAAAAATGGGAACCAACTGATTTTACCATTATCAATTATGATATCCTAAAAAATTTCCACGAACCAAAAGAACCAAAAAACTCTGAGGTTTTAAACGCAAAGTTTGATTTGGTCGTTGTTGATGAAGCCCACTACATTCAAAACAAACAAGCTCAAAGAACTAAGATTGTTAATGATGTTTGTAAAAAAATCGGTAAGGTTTGGTTATTAACGGGTACTCCGATGACATCTCGACCAATGAACTATTTCAATCTATTGGATTTGGTTGATTCCCCCGTAGCTTATAATTGGATGGCGTATGTAATGAGATATTGTGAGGGGTATCAATTTAGAGTTGGTAATAGAAAGGTTTGGAACGTAACGGGTGCATCCAACTTGGAAGAATTAAGGGACCGTACCAAACCACAAGTTTTGAGAAGACTTAAAGAAGATATTTTAGATTTACCTGATAAGATTATCACCCCCGTTTATCTTAATTTAAAATCAAAAGATTATGAAGGACTTATGGGTGAATATTATAATTGGTATGACAACTCAGATGAGTCATCTTCTCTTACCGTTCAATTTTCAAAATTGATGAAAGTTAGAATGGTTATGGCACAAGAAAAAGTTAAACATACCATTGAACTTGCCGAGAACATTGTTGAACAAGGAAAAAAAGTAATTATATTCACAAATTTTACAGACACATTAAACCAAATAAAAGAACACTTTGGAAAGTCCGCAGTTGCGTTAGACGGTAGTATGAGCAAACCCGCACGACAACTATCTGTTGACCGATTCCAAGAAGATGAAAGTGTAAAAGTTTTTGTTGGAAACTTGAAAGCTGCGGGTGTTGGTATTACACTAACCGCCG